TAGAGATCGTAAGTACGACACTAGTGTCTACACTATGCGCAGTGTTTATCGCATGAACGACAATGATTTTGACCTAAGTCAGTTTGGTTTGTTCTTAACTGGAGATACTATGTTTATGGTATTTCATTTGAACGATATGGTTGAAACACTAGGTCGTAAGATTATGGTAGGCGACGTAATGGAACTACCACATTTAAAAGACTTTTATCCATTAGACGATGATTTACCCAGTGCGCTAAAACGTTATTACGTTGTGCAAGATGCTACACGTGCGGCAGAAGGATTTAGTCAAACATGGTATCCGCATTTATGGCGTGTTAAAGTTGCTCCGCTGGTCGATAGTCAAGAATACAAAGACATTACACAAAACATCAGCAGTGGCGATGATAACAATACACCAATTGGTGATTTATTAAGCACCTACGACAAGTATACTGCGGTTAACGATGCTATTATTGCTCGGGCAGAAGCCGAAGTGCCACTAAGTGGATATGACACTAGTACCATTTATACCTTGCCAGTTGATACTAATAATTTACCAAATGTAGCTATTACATCTACTGCTAAAGTACAAGGATACTTAACAAGTACAGGTTTGCCGCCAAACGGATTGGCGGTTAGTGCAGGAATTGCGTTTCCGTCTACTCCAGCCGTTGGCGATTACTACCTACGCTTAGATTATGTTCCTAACAGACTATTCCGGTACGATTCTAAACGTTGGATTAAAATTGAGGATTCTGTACGCACTAACCTAACACCGGGATTAGATAATACAACTCAACGTAGTGGTTTTGTTAATAATATAAATGCCACATATAGTGGCGGACTTGGTTGGGACGCAATTCGTGTTGCTACCTCTTACACTCCGGCGGGCAACGCAAAAACATTATCATTTAATATGTCAACTAAGACAGTTGTAACAAAAATTGCGTATGTTAGCACACATGGCGTAAAAACTACATTAAATGGCACACATATTACCAATACTGTAGCAAATACTGCTGGAAATGTGTCATTTACCATCACAAATACACTATCTAGTAACGATATGCTAGAATACACAGTTTACAGTAAAGTAACACCGGAACGTCAGGGTTTATCTGACATACTTTCACCTTTGGCGGATAACTAATGAGCAGTCAATATTTTTATGATGGTCAAATTGAACGCTTTGTAGTACAGTTCATTAGAATAATGAGCGGCTACGAAGTTGAGTTTGGACAGGATCGCACTGGTAGCAAAACTCTACAACGTGTACCAGTTTATTATGCAGATGGTAGCAGACAAGTTGCGGCAATTTTAGCAAACAATAGTGAAAACACTATGCAGACTGTGCCAGCAATGGCTACATATATCAGCGGATTAACCTACGATAGAGATCGTGTACAGAGCCCAACTTACGTTAATAATATGAGTATACGTCAACGTAAATATGATTCAGATACAGATACCTACGAACAAACACAAGGTAACGCATTTACTATCGAACGCATAATGCCTGTGCCATATACATTAGAATTAAAATTAGATATATGGACTAGTAATACTAAACAAAAATTACAATTGATTGAACAAATATTACCGTTATTTAATCCAGGTTTAGAAATACAAAGTACAGACAATTATATCGACTGGACAAGTTTAAGTGTTATATATTTAGATAGCCCTAATTGGTCAAGCCGGGCAATACCTGTGGGCACTGAAAATCAAATTGATGTTGCTACACTGACATTTAAATTGCCTATTTGGATTAGCCCGCCCGCCAAAGTTAAAAAGCTGGGTGTTATACAAAAAATTATTGCAAATATACATGATGCACAGGGTGATTTAAACTCTGCTGCTTACACCGAAGATAATCTAATGGGTACTCGTATGTATTATACTCCCTTGGACTACGGAGTTTTATTAATTGGCAACACGCTTACCTTGCTTAAAATACAAGACGTAGAAACCTTAAGAGAACCCACGTTAACTACTCCAACTAAAATCGGCACACGAGATAATTGGCACAATTTAGTTAATGTCTACGGTTCATTGGTCGAAGGCATTAGTCAAATTAGATTACTAGCGAATGACGGAGTATCGGAGATTATCGGTACAGTTAGCTATCACCCAACCGATGATAGTCTATTAATTTTCAATGCGGATATCGATACCTATCCAGCAAATACACTAGATGCAATCGATGCTATTGTCGATCCTCGAAAGAATACTGCGGTTGCACTGGCACAAAGCGCCGTAACAGGTACTCGTTATTTAATATTAAATGCAATCGGTAGTACTGCAAATGGTGCGTTTGATGGCCCAAGTGCGTGGCGTGGTACAGATGATTTAGATTTAATAGCAGGTGCCAACGATATTATTGAATTTAATGGTACACACTGGACTGTGGTGTTTGACAGCGCGGCCGAAACTGTGTTACAATATGTGTCAAATTTGAATACTGGAACGCAGTATAAATGGAATCTCAATCAGTGGGTTAAATCGTTTGAAGGGGAATATCGTAACGGAAATTGGACATTAGTTCTTTAGTTGACATTTATCAGTTAGTGTAGTATAATAGTTAATATGTTAACTAAAATAAAAGAATCAGTATCAAATAAATCAATTGAAGGTGTCGGCACGTTCATTTATTGTGTAACTACACATCGATATCTTTTTCTATTACGTAATTCAAGTAGATACGCAGGTACATGGGGATTAGCAGGTGGTAAGATCGATAGTGGCGAGCAGTTACTCGAATCCCTACATCGTGAACTTACAGAAGAATTAGGTGTAGATTTTTCCTCTGCCAGAGTAATACCTATCGAAAAATTCACCAGTGATAAAAACAATTTCTCATATCATACGTTTTTACTACCCGTCAATGAAGAATTTGTACCTGAATTAAATCACGAGCACAGAGGGTATTGTTGGGTTAATTTGGATGATCATCCTAAACCCTTGCATCCAGGTGTATGGCGTACTGTTAATTTTAAAGAAGTTGTTGCTAAGATTAAAACTTTAGAATCTATATTATAGATCCACTTCTAACGCAAATGTGCGTAATGATGCTTGTCTAAAATTTAAACAGCCTGCCCATGTGTCCGACACAGTCATTCTTCCTGTACGCGATACTAGAATAAATTCAACATCATTATAAACATCAAACAACATCTTACGTGCTTCTATCCAGCGAGTATCTAACACATCACTTCTAACCGGTTGATAACAGGCAGTGCCAGCATATACGTTATTATTAAATCCACGACCCGATTGGTGATCAAAGCCCAACATATATATTCGTTTATGTCCATCAAATGCTGCAATATATGCTGCTGTGGTTCCTGCATCCATATATGAATTGTACGGAATCATATAAAATTTATTAGGATATTGTAAGGTATGTTCGGCGTTAGTGTATACAATATGATCATTGATATAAGCACTCTCCGCTAGTTCTTTAATCATTTCATTACCAGTTGCTATTAGAAAATCAGGAGCAAAATCTCTATACAAGGCATTGCAACCATAACTTTGTAGAGTTTTTGCGCCAAGTAAACCACCGTGGTGATTTTTAATCACGGATAGATTTAAATCTAGTCTGCTTAATCCATTACCCAATACAATTGCTTGATTAGATATTTGTATATTAGTAATAGCGTTTGGCACATTTTCTGTTGTATCGTGCCAAACTCCGTTATTATAATTACGCTCAACTACAATTGATTCTGTAGTATAATCCTTACGATATCGTTTAACTAAAGGAAGCATTAATTTTTATACCTTAATATATGTTGTTTGTATTTTTACTGCATTACCAGCATTTGCACCTTGGTATGATAACTCAACTGTCCCGCTAGTATACGTCGCTGATATAGTACCTAAACTTGCTGTACCTGTATACATAGTAGCATATTGGTTTTTGTATGCAGTGGTGCCATTGTGTACTACTAATACTTCAGCAGTTTCATACTCGCCTAGTGACGAATTTGAAATTGACAATACATATTTTGCACTTCTGTATACTGTTGCATCAAATGTATCAATCACCACATCCGAAGTACCCACCGATACTGCAGCTGGATCTGCTACAATAATTCTAGCAACAAGAGCATCGGTATAAGTATTCGCCCAACGTTTGTCGGTGGCGCCCAGATTATGAACTTCGTTACCATTTGGAATAACATTACTATTAATGTCTGCAAAGAATATAACATTATCTGTGTTAGAATCACCAAGATTAATATTACCTGCTGTATCACCCTTGACTGTTAAGTTACCGTTAATAACAACATCATTCATGAATGTTGCTGTACCAGTAGCTGCCGAAATACTCATTCTAGTTTCAACTGTGCTTGTACCGGCTATTACGTTAGCAAAGGTATCATTAACTTTAAATTGTACATAGCCATTACCGTTGGATAATGCTGATACTGTTGTGGATGTACTTAATGCTCTAGCATCAATGATATCACCAACAGCCGGAGCTTCGGTGAATGTTAATACATCACTGTTTATTCCACCTACACTATATGATAGTGTTGGATATTGCACAACTCCGTTAATTGCAACAATAAGAGCTGATGTTGTTGATGGCGCCGATAATGTAAAGTTAGTTGCAACTCCGTTACCTGTAAATGCATTTGTTGTAACTAATGTAAATGAGCTACCTGCTACTTGCCATGATGTACCATCAAAGAATTCAATATTGTTGGATGATGTACTATATCGTGCCATACCTATAACATCAGTGGCACCGGAATTACTTGGACGTTGACTAACATCACCAACTGGTAATATAATTGCACTTGAACCGGTAAATGTTGCTATAGATCCGGCAACAGCCGATGTTAAGTTGCCGCCAAACACCACAGCATTATTAGTACTATCTGCTAAGAATAAACTAGATGAATTTGTACCTTTAACAACAAAGTTTTCATTCGATTGCGTATCGTTTATTACTGCGCCATTACCCACAAACAAGCTATCACTAATACCAACACCGCCAACTACAACTAATGCACCTGTCGATATACTTGTACTTACTGTTCCACTTTGAGCAATCAAATTACCGTTTTGTGTAATTTGTACGCCAATATTACCAAGAGTTGTTGGATAGAGGCTAGTTCTTAATGTAGTTCCTGTAGCAAACTGCATTCCGGTAGCCGAGTATACATAAGTTCCATTGCTATCACCTGATGCAATGCCACCACCATAGGTATTATCATTAGCTTTTATTTGGATAGATCTTCTGCCAGAACCTTGTTCGTGGTAGATACCCTGATTGTTTATTGTAGTATATGATGAGTAAAATACAGTATTATCACCAAATGTTACATTAGCACCATCGACAGTTAAGTTGCCGCCTGCTGTAATTGATTTAGCAGCACTAATACCGCCGTCTACACTTAATGCACCGCCGCCAGAAAAGTCACTTTCAGTAGTATCACTAAACGTAACTTGTCCAGCAACAGATAATTCACCTGATACTGTTGCATTACCTGAAATATACGCTAATCCATCAATTGTAACATTGCTAGTAGTGTCAGTGAATGTTACAAATCCATTGTAGAAATTAGCGGATGAATTAGATATTGTAAACACATTAACAGCATCAACATTAGCTGTAATTGTACCATTGCCCGAATCAGATACAGTAACGTCTGTATTATTTTGTAAAATAGAGGTAGCACTAGCTGAAGCCAGTGTAGTAGTTAAATAATCTAATGTTACTGCATCTTGTGCGCTGACCGGATTAGCAATATTAGATATCAACGAGCCTGTTGCATCAATTACACCACCTGCATCTGGATTCAATGTAACATTACCACTGCCGCCAATTACAGAAATTTCTGCGGTATCACCATTAATACTAAAGTTTTTAACTGTTAAAATGTTTGATGCAAAGGTAAAGTCAGATGAGTCAGATAATAAGCCACCTGTGCCAGCATAGGTAATTCTTGTTGCAGTTAAGCCTGTGTCTGTTACAGTTGTAAATGTACCAGCTGCGGCAGATACGTTACCAATTACAGTACTGTTAATATCACGTGCTGTTACTGTTAATGCAACATCTAAATCGTTATTGACCGTTGTAGTACCTGTGGCTGCACCAACACTAAATGTTGTTGCTGCACCTGCAA